CGGGATCCTTTCTTCTTCGAGTCCCTTGATCGACGCAGTAACGGCGGATGCCGTGAATCCACAGGGCGGTGGTACACTGTCCATGAACCAGGGTGGGGTTGCCAGGTTCCAGTATGGTGGACTAGGGACCATAGGTAGAAATCTACCAAGCATGATGCAACCAGCCGCTATGGAAGAATTACCGGCGATTACTTCAGAGAGTGATTGGTATGCACAGCAATTGTCTGGAGATATAAAACGGCAAATTGCGGAGGATGTTCGTCGGCTTAGTGAGGCTCAAAGATCCGGGGATAGGGCTCTAGAAAACCAAGTCCTGGATGCTATTAATGAGAAGTACAGAACAGATTCTAAGGATCCTACTTCAGGTGCAAAAGTTTTTGGATCGCTCGTCAATGAACATTTTCCTGGACAATCAGTAGAAGAGATTATCTCTACCGTTGGAGGATTAGAAATAGGGGAAAGTCTTATAGCGTCAGAAGAACCTGTTGCCCCCACGGAAGCGGTTCCTATTACTCAGCCAACTGCAATGGAAGCAATGGTTACTCCTGAATCTGTAGATATAGTTTCTGCGCCACCTCCTTCTCCTATGGAAACAGCCGTACCTGTCCGTGGAATATTTCCTCCTGGCGCTGGCGAACCTTATGATATTTCTCCAACCCCTGTTCCGTCCGAAGTACTTATGGCGGAAAATGTACCTACGCCTCTTATCGAACCTCAGATTAAATCTGCTCCCGAACCAGCGGGGATGACGGTAGAAGATGTTGTTGCACAAGATGCTCTTATACAAAAACCAGATCAAAACCAGCTTCTACCACCCGAAGCCAGTGATAGTCCTGCGCTTCCCGGCGGGGGATCGCTGCTTTCTAATTGGTCCCCAGGTAAAGCTCTAGTTGAGAAGTTCACAGGACCTTCTGTCCTAGAGCAACGAAGGGCAGCAGCCGCCACCCTAGATCCATTAGCCTCCGCAACAGAGCCAACTGCCGCAGATATAGCAGCAGCCGAGCAATTTCCTACTTCCATAGCTATTGACCAAACCACTTCAGTGACCCGTAGCGGTGAAGAATCAGCAGTCGTTCAGAAACCTCCATCAGAAGTCAAAACTGCGGGGGAAGAAACTGCGGCTGATACGACTACTGGGCAAATGACACTGACAGAGTTAACGGCCGCTGGTCTAGATGTAGAAACGGCAAACGCCGTTCTTCCTCTTATAAATGGTAAAGGTATGAGTGTAGCAGAGGCCCTAGAAAGTTTGGCTGAAAGTGATTCTTCCCTGAAGAGTAGTACTACGGTGGAGGTAACCCCCGGCGATTCAGATGAACCATCCGCGAAATCTCCAGTCGAGGCACTCTATTCCCCCAATCCTGCTTTTAATGTAGCTGCCGCCCAAAAAGAGTTTGTAGACGCAATGCCTGAGTACAGTGACAAAAGTACATCAGGTCTTAATTTATTAATGCTTGGTTTAGCCATTGCTGCAGGGAAAAGTGACGATCCTATCACCAACGTATCTCAAGGTGCCTTGGCCGTACTTCCTCAGTTCATTGAAGATGCGAAAGAGAGAGAGAAGTATATCCGCAGTATCAATCTATCTGGTGGTCAATACGCATTCACAAAGAGAGACACTCTTGGTGCAGAAGAAAGATCCGCTGAACGTGCTAAAAATAATTATATGTTGGATAACGACATCACCTTTAAGGACGCTAATGGACAGATTGTCGAACGATTTAGAGCGGGAGTAAACCGTTTAAATGACCGACAAGTAGAGGCCATTCAAAGGGAAACTGGAATCCAGCTTATCCCTGAAGCTTGGTGGATAGCGGACGCGGAAGCAAAGGCTGCATCAGCGGCGGCCAGATTCCCATATATGAAAACAGTCGGCACTTACAAAACCCAGTTTAATAAAAGGGATATAGAGTTGGATGTAATATATCCAAGCGCACACGGAGCCGAAGCGGAAGCAAAACCAATACTGTTAAATCCTGAGAAATTAGTATTGGAGTATGAAAAAGGGCTGTCTGCTCTAGGTGGAATGACTGGATTGGTAACATTCGCAAAGGGTGCGTTAAATGAAGAAGGGACAGGCGAAGAAATTTCTGGATTCGATGCACTAATCGGTAAGGGTAAAGATATTTACAGAGCCTTTGTACGTCCAGAGAGTGGACTATTCACATCTACGGAAAACCTGAGTCCAGAGGAGCTTGAACAATATAATCAGTTTATGGATAAAAACATCCAAGTTAGTGCAACTAACAGATACCATACTTATCTTCGCATGTTATCCATACAAATGGCCCCGTTGCTCCTTGGAGAATCAGGTAAGACCATATCGGATAGAGACAGAATGCTTGTTGCCTCTGCACTGGGTATGGCAGAGGGACCAGACGGGAAGTTTAAATGGGTAGCAGGGGCCTCTACTTCTGAAGAGCAACTTCGATTGCGCTTGGGGATATTAGAAGGAGTTTTGGCAAGAGCACACGGAAATTTAGATAATTCTTACTACCGTACATGGCGAGAGTTTGGAGTTGAGCCAGAAAGGATTAAACAGGCATACACTCCAGAAGCCGTGCGAGAAGAATTAGTTCCTACCCAAACTCCTGTTCCTGGTATGTACCAAGATGAGGATGGTTTATGGCATATGCAAAAGTCGGTGCCGCAAAAGAGGGTGGGCTAAATGGCAACGATCCAAGTTCAAACTCCCACTGGTATACAACAAGTCGTAATAGCAGGGGATACCCCCACTCCTGAAGAAGAAGCAGCGATCCGTGAAACCTTTTTCTCGGATGCGGAAGTTACCGAAGAAGAAGTATCGGTAACTGAGGAAGTCCCCGCTGCTACCGAAATTCCAGCCACTGAGATTGATTATAAAACGGGTGTCAAAAGTGACGCGCTACGCTTTGCCTTTGGATCTGGTAATAACGATAGAGAACGCAGATTACAGCTTCTAAGAAAGGGAATCCCAGAGGAAGGATTTTTCCAGGATGCAGAAGGAAGATTTATTCTGGATTTGGAACACATTCCTGAAGATGTTCAGCAGCAGTATGGCCTTAAAGAGGTACAAGGACGCACCAAACTAGCGGTGGATGAGTCTGGTTTCTCTTGGGAGGATATAGTTGATCTTACAGGAGAAGCTCGAGGACCCCTTATTGCTGGTACTGCCGCTGCCCTAGCCACTACTGGTGTCGGTATTCCACTTGCTGCCTTACTCGTAGGAGGGGCCAGTGCGATGGGCTATGTAGCAGATGAGGCAATTGAATACTCTCAAGGTGTCCGTGACCAGACATTAGGAGAAGATGCCAAAAACCTTTTCTTTGAGTTTGCGGCTGGAGGAACAGGGGAAATTGGTGGACGATTATTAAACAGATTATTCGGAAGACTAATTAAAGGACCCGGCAATCCAGAGGCAAACGTCACTAGGACCACAGCCAGAGAAATCCTGGCTGGAGAAACTGACCCTGTGACAGGTAAAACAGTCACTGGAAGACCAACATTACGTGCTACTAACACCGCTCCTCTATTAGGAAGAGCACAAGCATTTTTTGAAGGTGTATTCCCTAATGCTAGGGTAGCAACAAGAAATGCTGAGTACTTACAGGTATCTTATTTGAACCTTCTACGTCAAATGGATATCCCAGAAGAACAAGCTCAACGTACTTCTACGGAGTTCTTGAGTTCGTTGAAACGGGATATAGAACGATTGTATTCTTCCCCTGAAGAATTAGCTAAACAGGCAAACGCGAGATTAAAAAATACGGTAGACCGAGAGATATCTTCGTTAATCGCGCGATTTGGAGATACAAGTTATGAGGGAGGAGAATTCGCTTTACGGGCGATCAAAGTAAACAAAGCCCGGTTTGATGAAGATGTCGATATGCTATATGCCAAAGCAAGTGAGTTGTTTGGCGATAAAGATATAATAGGAACGCAACCCCTCAAAAATGCTCTTGCCCAAATAGTAAAAAAACACATAGCTACTGGTCCAGAAATAGAAAAATCTGCGTTAGGAAAAGTTATTAATGGTCTAAATGATAATGTGTCCGTGGACACCATGAACATGGTCCGTACAGCCCTTAGAGAAGCGTCTTACGATCCAAGTCTGATTGGTTCTCAGGATAGGATGCTTTTAACCCAGTTATTAAAGAAGGTAGATGATTCTATTGACGAGGCCCATGTCTCCTTCTTGGATACCAATCGCCCAGAGGTGTGGGCTTCTGGACAGATGCAAGATCCAGTTGGTAAACGACTTCTTTCTAAGGATGAAACAGCTGCAGTGTTGGCTAGGTGGGACATGCAGAAAGCTGGTTTTGAAGCACTAAGAAATGCCCAAGATTTTTATAAAAAAGGAATAGGAAGATTCGATACCTTCTTGGCGAAGAAAATGACCTTAGAGTCAAAAGGCGGCGAACTAGTTGATCCAGATGCGATTCTGGAAACAATTATCCAACCTAATAGGGGAAAATTATTAAAAGATTTATTGGATGCCACCCGTCCCACCCCTCGTAAAGGATTAGGAGGCAAAGAAGGATTCCCAATTCAGCCAGGACCACGAAGTTATCTTGATTTAGTCCCCGACATAAATGTAAAGATTGATCCCATAGACGTAAAGATTGATCCGTCAGCAGCTGTTGGTAAGCCGAAACGAGCGCCGGGGGCCAAGCCAACAGTTATTAATCTCCGTGAGACAGTTGCCGCTAATCCAGATGATCCGTTGGCCAGATTTTTCAAACGGCGTTTTGATCAACAACGATCCTTCGCCAATGAAGTTGCCGAAGCTAGAAAGGCTGGTACTAACTATAGGACGGCTGTACGCCAAAGTCTGGCTAGAAGATGGATGGAAAGGGCCATAAACGATCCTTCAACCACTAATATTTTTGGGCGCACAGATCCTCTTAAACTTTCTGCACAGATTCGTGAATTAGGTTCCACAGGAAAAGTCTTATTCGGCAAGGACTATGACGCTGTTATGCGGAGCGTGGCCGATATATCACTTGTAGGGGATGAGATAGGAGAAGCAGAGCTTCGCAGTTTAGCAGGGCGCCCAATTACAGAACAGATAGAAGCTGTCCGACAAATGACAGGGACTGTGGAAGATTTGAAGGGGCTTCCATTTTTACGAAATTTAGAAACAGCCGCTCGTTCTGGTGAGATGGACAAAGTGGTTAATCTAGTTACCAGAAACAAGGATACTATTCGACAGGCAAGAGAACTTTTTGGGGCAGATTCATCCGTTATGAATGATGTTAAGGATACGCTTTTAGCTCGTATTCTTGGATCAATAGGGGACCCAAGTTCAGAAATAACTGCGCGTGGTAAACGAACACTTTCCCCAGAATTTGTTAAAGAAGTAATGAGCGGGAGAAAGCATGACCAGATAATGAAATCCATAGACTCTCTTGGACGAGATAAAATGGAAGATTTATTCGGAACTGAAGTAATCAAAGGAATTGAATTATTAGCGAAAAAAGCAGAAGCCGTGTCTATGCGTCCTTTAGCTGGACTAGGTGGTTTGGAAACTGCAAATATTGCTCGTTCTCTTACCATGGGGGCTATGTTTATTAAGCCTATTGGTGTGCTATCAACTGTACTTGGACTCAAAACAGCAGCAACTGTACTACGGTCTAAATTCTTTTTAAACACGATGGCACGACCTACAGGGGATTTAGCTAATGCTGGTAACTTGGAACGTGCTCTCGGACTCGCGTGGGCTGGGGCAGGAAGAACAGGTATACAGGCCACAGCACTACAAATAGAAGAGGAACAAAAGAGAGCATCTGCCTTTAAGAAACGGGTGGCAACTGGAGTTGGACCCGTAATTACTGAACGAACCCAAGTCAGGCCCCCAACTTCGATGCCTGTTCCAGGAGCCCCGGCCCCTGGCGCTTCTCCTGTTGGCAGATATGCCATCCCTGAGTACAACGCGGGAGACATAATGCGTCAAGTTGAACAGGAAAAGTTACTGGGCCTTAGACAATAATGAAACTATCCGACCACTTCTCCCTATGGGAGTTAACCAAGTCGCAGACGGCAACACGAAACGGAATAGACAACACACCAGATGAGGAGTCGATAAAGAACCTGAAGGAAGTATGCACCAATATTCTTGAGCCGGTGAGGACGCACTATGGTCGCCCCTTTACTCCCTCAAGTGGTTACAGGTGTATAGATCTTAACCAGTTACTAGGGTCCTCGGACAGGTCACAGCATATAATTGGTCAAGCGGTTGACTTCGAGGTTCCGGGAATACCGAACATAGATGTGGCACGATTGATTATTAATGAGCTAACTTACGATCAATTGATACTGGAATTTTACAAGGAAGGGGAACCCCACTCAGGATGGGTGCATTGCAGTTATGTCGGAACTAGAAACAGAAATAGCGCTCGCCGCTTCGACGGGAGGACCTGGTCCAGTTTGTCCTAAGTGCGGCTGCGATAAACCAAAAATCTTTGTCCATGGTCATTACCAATGCGCTGATTGCAAGTGCATAGCGGATGGAGACTGCTGCCAAGGAGAAAGATCTTAGTATGGCATATCAAAGCCCAGAGACTGCACAACAGGTGGCTACTTCCGGTGGGATCCCCATTCGGCAAGCCATTGTTTCCCTGGCTGCCAGCCGTAGGGTGGATCCAAACGAGTATCTTAATATGGCGAGTGAGGGGATTGGTAGTATAACTCCTAAATCTACAGACCCCCCCATTACAAGTGGATAGGACAATGAAGTGGCTGGCCTTTTTGTTGGTCATGTTCCCATCCTTTGCCTGGGCAATAAGTCCCTGTTTAAACCATCCAAGAGTACCTAGAGATTATTTTGTGGCTCTATTGGCCTCAGAAGCCCAAGAACATTTAACTTGGCAAGGTCTGATTGCCCCTCCTAATAATAAATATCTCTTTGAATTGTTTGTATCTGACGAAGGATCATGGACCTTGGTCCTTACGGGAGTGGATTCACTTTCCTGTACTGTTGGTACCGGAAACCAATGGATACCTTTTTCAAAAGGCCACTAACTACTTCGCATCCCCCCAGTTTTCTCCTATACCGACATCAACCCGTGACGGTATCTTCATATCCGTCACACAGTTCTCCATTAATAATTTAATACTTTCGATCTGAGTGTCATCCTCAATGGAAAAGCACAACTCGTCATGAACCGTAAGCATTGGTATGTACCCACTTCCCATACAGTCCTGCATAGCTTTCTTGGTCTGGTCCGCACTGGAGGCTTGAATTAATCGGTTAAGTGCCTTAAACGTGAACGCGACCTGGTACTTATCAGGGTCATGGTCCCTCCAGTATTCCTGCCGCTCGGCTTCAGGTGTGGCAATTATATCACGCCATCTTTCTTCCAGCTTATCCACGTGGACAGGGGATATCTTGGCGCGGAACCCTTTATCTCTCATGGGAAATCTGCACTTGCGTCCCATCAGGGTGTGTAATTCTTTCTGAGAAGAAGCATGTTTCATTACAGTAGATGCCAATGTACGTATAAAAGGAACCTTCTCGTCGTATTCGTCCCGTATTTCTCTGGCCTCTTCCATACTTAACTTGCCAAGCATGTTGCCTAGTTTGGCCAGCCCCATTCCATACATAATTCCCAGGTTAATGGTCTTAGCGCGACGCCTGTCGAGCCCAGCCATATCCGCAACCATCTGGTGGAAGTCAATATCATCCTGTTTGTATAGCTCCACAATTTCTTTAACCTTGGGATGATCCTTCGTAGAAGGAGTGAGGGATGCATAATGCATCAACCATCTCGGTTCTTGGGCGCTGTAGTCGAAGCTCCCCCAGACGCATCCTTCTTCTGGTAAGAAGAGGCCCCGGACGAGTTGTTTAATTTCAGGATGTCGAGCGGGTACTTGCTGCAAATTTGGATGACTAGAGGAAAATCTGCCCGACACAGTCCCACCGTCATCCGAGCGCAACTGGTTAAACTCACAGTGGATGCGATCATCGTACTGATGATGAAGGATCGTATCCACAAAGGTGGTGTTCGCCTTGTTGTACTCCCGTATCTCCAGAATCTTCTTGGCAACCGGATGGCTATGGTCTTGTAAGAAGTTTTTAGTGAAACTAGGTGCTTGGGACTTGGCTGTTCTTTCATAGGTTAGACCTAACTTGTCGAACACAGAAGCCATACTGGTCGCGGTCCACGGCTCAAGGTCCACTCCTGTTTCCTCTTTAACCTCTACAAGAAGCTTCCTCTCCTTGCCTTCCAGTATCTTTTTTGTCTTCTGTGCTTTCTCCAGGTCCACTCTAACCCCTCTTCTTCGCATCTCAAAGACAAGGGGAAGCAAAGACAACTCAAGATCCAGGATAGGCAAGCAATTGTCTTTCTCTATTTCTTTGTATAGCACATGCCATAGTTCCAAAGTCAATCTGGCATCTGTCTCCGCATACAAAGCAACTCTCGATGCCGGAAGCTTCCACATTTCCGCTTTGGCATCTACCCCGTGTTGGGCTGCTGCACGTTTTAATTCCTCCTCCGCTTTTCGTTCTCCAAGGTATGAGGCTCCTAGCGCATTAAGGGAGTAACTGAAACGATTTTCGTCCAGTAAGGGAGCGGCCACCATGGTATCGAGTATCGGACCTTTAACCTTTATACCTTCACTCAACAACCACCCCAGATCGTACTGTGCATTATGGAATACCACTGACATGCCATAATCCAACTGATCTTGCAGCCAACGGCACACCAGGTTTTTGGACATGTTCCCCGGACCCCAGTGAGCAATCGGAAGATAAGCGTTCCACCCCTCCGTAGCGACTGCGATCCCAACCAACTTACCATCTTTACGCGGCCAGCCCGGTCCCAAATCCTTGAGGTTTGGGTCCTTGGTTTCTACGTCGATTGCGATAATTTTCTCGCCAGACAGGTCAGGAAGGTTCTCGGGAGGGGTCCATATTGATTCCTCAAATAGATCCTCGCGCACTAGTCTAGTCTCTCTTTCGCAGTAAGAGCCGCCCATAGTGCGGTGTATGCTGTCGCATCTTCACCATCATCCTTATTGTATTCTCCGCAATCATCCCGTGCTGCTTTTACAAGAGTCATGCAGAAGGCAACCTGTGAACTTTTAACAGGAACTCCCAAGTAAGCACTCCACAACTTCGCAATTCGACTGTGGAGTTCTGTATAATCCCCATGCTGAACGGCCCGTGATCCACTGACCAGCCGAAACGCCTCAATCAAGACTCTCTCTGGATGGGGGTGGTCTGGCAATTCTTTATCTAAATCGAGTAGAATCTTTTGGACTCCACCAGGGGTTCCATCAGATGAAGATTCTGTTTTGTTCTTGTTACCCCCACGTAGAACACTCGATGCTCTGTATTGGGGCGACGATGATATTCCTTGGACGCTGCAAAACTCAGATCTGGAATCACTAGTACGTTGTTGCATTCTCCCCCCTTCATGGAATGAATTGTACTTACTTTGATACGAGGATTCTTAACATTATCCCCGCGTTTAAGAGCATTTAGAATATAGTGCTTACTATCGGTATCCACTTTCGTTAATTGCTCGTGCCATCGTCCAGATGGGGCAAGTAAACCCAACGTAGTTCTTGCATCTTCCATCTTAGTCAGACAATCCGGGAGTAAACCTAAAAGGTTTTTAGATCGTGGTCCAAAGGAATGTCTAAACCCTTTCTTACTCTCCATAAAGCTGTAAATATTTCTAATTTGTTCTGGTAATAACAAGGAACCTTTGCACCAAGACTCCCAATCCAGGATGGCTGTATACATTTTCAATGGAATACTAGGGGCGCCAAAACGACTGAATACCCAACCTTGCTCACGAAGCATGTTCGCATAGATATTGGCGATCCGGTTGGTTCTCGCCATAATGCACCACTCCCCACTCTCAAGGGGAACTTCTTCCAGGTTTCGATGGTACGTAACAGATCCTGTTTCTCTTGTGGGGTACCAAATCTTTGGTTCCCTTCCCTCAATGCGACGTACTATATTTTGTGCTACTTCGTATACTTTTTGAGGAAGCCTGTACGACTGCGTTAAAACTTTTGTTTGGGAAGCGCAATTCTGAAAAGCTCTTACGTCTGCCCCTTGGAATCCCATGATGGCTTGGTCATCATCACCTGTAAAGATCTGGATACGAGGGGTCTGACGAAGAACAGAAATCATTTCCCATTGTAACGTGGATAGATCTTGTGCCTCGTCCACGAACAGCGCATCAATGTCTGGGGGGTCATTCTTCCTGACGAACAGCTCAATCATATCCGTAAAGTCAACTTTGCCTTTGGCCTTTTTAAAGTTAGTGTACGATCCCACAAGACGCTTTAGTTCGTTCCACCACAAATCGTAATTGGAAGTGGATCTAAAGACTTCCTCAAGATCCATCTTTTTACTACGAGAAAGCTGGTACATTGAGAGATACTGATCACCCTGAGATACTCCTAGCGTATCAAAATCTGTTTCTACGTCCTTCTTGGCGTAGGCAGAAAAAGAGAGTCCCACTGCGCCCCCAATTTCTTTTAAATCTTGTGGTGATATCAGGTCTGACCGTTTAAAGCCGCCGGCATGGAAGGCCATCGAATGAAGGGTTTGAAAATAGGGTAACATGTCCTCTGTTACGCCCAAGTCCTTACAAACCCGTTCCCGGCTCTCGGATGCTGCTTTTCTGGTAAAGGAGACACAGGCAATTCTCTCAGGAGGGATCCCCTCCTCTAAAGCACCGCGTACCAGCTTTGAAATATTTTGAGTCTTGCCTGTGCCCGGTGGACCATAATATAATAATTCGTGTGTCATGTAACCTCTCTCTAAAACGGAATTTCCTTATCCTCAAAGTACACACAACCTTGGCCGCAAGTTCCTCTCCGAACTACCACTCGGTGAATACCCGGCAAATCATCGATGACTCTTTCCCAGATCCAACGGGTTATATTTTCAAGGGTTGGTTGTTCCAATCCCTCAATCGTATTTAGGTAGGTATGGTCTAGTTCTTTTTGAATTGGATCAAGAATCCGCTCTACATCAGCGAAATCCATAACCCACCCAGTGTCAGGATTGACTTCTCCCCGAAGGAACACTTCTACCCGAAATGAATGTCCATGAATATTGGCATAGGGGTGACCTGGGACGACATTCGCAGCCAATTGATGGGCCGATTCAAATGTGAACTCTTTAAAGAGTTCGATCATGTTTATTGTACTCCGATTACCTTGTGAGTCTGAATACTCAAACGCCAATTCGGATTTTTAAGGCAATAATCAATTGCCGAATCAGTGTTTCGAGCAAGATCAGGCCCATACGTGGGCTGCAAGTAGTGATAACTAAACGCAAGATCTTCATATTGTTCTGGCATACTACCCTCCTGCGGGTAGACCAGTTTCAGTTCGTCTCCGTGCCTAAGAATGAGATCAGCACGCGCTTTCGGGCTGACACAGATCCAATCAATACCATCTGGAGCGGGCAAAGTTCCGTTAGTTTCAATAGCAATTTCAAACCCAAAGGAATGAAGGGCATCAATCAGTGGCTTGTCCAATTGCAGCAGCGGTTCCCCGCCGGTGCAGACTACAAAACGCGCGCCCTTCGCACAGCCAGGCCAAACATTATCTACCGCCGCCGCTAGTTCCATTGCACCGGAAAACTTCCCGCCACCGGGTCCATCCGTGCCCACAAACTCGGTATCACAAAACTGACAAATTGCGGTAGTGCGATCCTTTTCAAGCCCACTCCATAAATTACAACCGGAAAAACGACAAAATACGGCAGCTCTCCCAGCGTTAGTTCCTTCGCCTTGCAAGGTGTAAAATATTTCTTTTACGCTATAAACCATCATTCATCCCGTCCCGCCGGCCATCTCTCTTCATAAGATAAGTTCCTTTTGTGTTAAAGCCAGATTCCAATGAACTGGACATTGACTAGCATCTATTTGTCTCGCCATGTACTCAGCGGTGGTAGCTTTTTCATTGTGATGTAGGGCCACGTTTGCGCTATCAGCAGAAGCAAAGGGCCACTTCTTGCCACCCAATGCCAGCCCCCTCATCATATGAATCCACGGTAAGGGACCTCTCTTAGTCAACTCATTAAATGCTTCACTTATTCTTTGCTCCCAAAGCGTGGAACCCACCTCCCAATATTTGCCGCTTGACCCAAACGCAATTTTTCCAAACCCCATATCAATAAGCTTAAACAAATGATCAAAGGATTCTGAGATATGCCAAACTGCCGCTGCACAATCCTTTCGATGGGGCCACTGTTTTGCTAACTCCAGGTTTTTTTGTTCCCCCCCGTCGATGACATCAGGAACTACGGCCCAGTGAGGATGACCTAATCGTGGTTCTACCCACTTGTAGAATTTTTCCCACTCCACTGTCTTTCCTTTCGTAAAGAAACCAAACGCACCATTGTCCCACATCACACTTTGTCCGATATTCTGACAAACATCAGCGTCCCGATGGTCAGTGAAAGACACGCAAAAGTTTTTGCCGCCCATCGACCATAGTTCTCTTCGAGGTGTGATGGGGGTTCCATGATAGTGGATCAAAACGGAATTTCCTCATCCTCATAAGTTATTTCCTGAAGTTCAATTTCCCCTTTTACAACTTCAGGTACAAACCACACACGGACTTCGCGCCAAATATCCTTATCGTCCTTAAAACGATATCTCTTGTTCCCCGTACCACCACTATTCATCTCCTTAACACGTTCCGTAATCTGTCCTCTGGTGTAGTGGACGAAACCACTCCGCTTTAAAAACTCCTGTAGCGCACTTAGTTTGAAATAGGTGTACCCTTCCTCTGTCCAAGGCTTGCCCGTAAGCAACTCTTCTGGAGCGTGAGCTCTGATACGGCTGGTACAAAACATTTCCATAAGCTCAATAAACTGACCCTTGTGTGTTAATTCTTCTGGCACTGGGATACGTGTCGCTGTATCCAACAAGTTGTCTACCAGGTCCCGCCAATCAGCTTCCTTCATCTTGGTCGGCATACGGTACATCTGTTCCATGCAAGCCCGTTGGAACTCCAGTTGCATCTGTAGCTGCTTTGTCGAAAGTTCCAACCTGGAACCATCCACGTCTACAAACCAGACCGGCGGTTCTGATTCCACTACGGTTAATCCGCCAAGCAAAGGAGTCGCCCCGTTGCTGTTGCCCACTCCGTGCTTTCTCGTTCTGCACAAAGCCCGATTACAGTGACCATGCAAAGGTTCCATTTTGCACGTATAGTAGTAGTCCTTCTTGTCCAACTGGTTCTGGATCGTCACGATTTCTCGTGCGGCCACAGGGGGATTACAATACTTCTGGTTATGTTCTTCGAGCAAAGTTTTCCAATCATTAGGACTCGCCAGCCTGTAGTAGACACCAAGGTTAAGTAGCGTATTGTTACGTCCCCCTTCCGGTATCCCCGACACTGTTAATTGTTGTAAGCATGGCGGTCCATGTGGCAGCACAATCTCTTCCGTTCCTATGCTGCATTCCGCTAATTCCTTCGCACTTTGTCTAAGCGACTCCGCACGATCCAGGAAGTCCTCCAAGCTGAGTGACTCCCCATCTGGCGCGAGAGCATACCGCGTTGAGTACTTGCTGTTATGGTAGGGAAGATTAATGAAATTCCCGACATCTCCGCGCTCCACGATAACTTCTTCCTGCTTAGGGAAAATCTCGCAGTTGCCAAAGCCCAGTGCTGATGCAAACTCCGCGAGTTTGTCCCGCATGTCTGCTGCGGAAATAAATTCGGTAAGGAATAAGAATAAATGTGCTCCCCCCGATTTACTACGACAAGTAATCAAGGGAAGCTTCATCCTCTCTACCTTCTTGTAGAGAGCAATAAGATCCAGATTGTAATCGTCAATGTCCAAAGCACCAAAGCGGCACTTGTTCTGTTCGTTAATGGGGATGGAACCAACACCGCGCTTACCGTCAAAGTGATCCTGGATCAGGTCAAACGTCAGTGGTTCACGGATAATCTCATACTTGGCTTGGGTTTTACCATGCCTGTGACGATTAAGAACTTGAGATTGACCGTGAGCTCCGTTGCAACCTAAAAATAGTTCTAGAAACCTCTGCGTACTCATCAGAAAAAAATGCCCACCTGATCTTTCCTAAATGGGTCAGGTGGGCTCCCCCCTCAGAAGGGTAAGTCGTCTGAAGAAGTCTCACTCGCAGATTCCGCAGCAGGAGATGCTGTTTCCACATCCCCCTTTATAATTCCTGCATAGAACTCTTTTGCTTGGTTGAAGTGGTCCATCGACTCTATCCGCTTTTCCAAAGCAACGGACCAAGTGGTCCAAGATCCTTTTTTATTAGTTTCTGAAGTCGTCTTAAGGCGGTAAATGTTGGCAAACATAGGCAACGGACGCCCGTTATGGGTCTGTAGCTGCATTATAGTGTTCCATTGCCGACTTCTCTTGAGTTTGGTCCTCGTCATTCTGATCAAGGCACGTTGGAGAGTACCGTCGCCAGTAAAGAATAAAACATAATGGTTTGCTGTTTTCTCACAAATGTTGCCGTTGGGGAGAATATCCTCATAACTGTCCTCCTTTCGCGTTGTCGTAGCATATGTTTCTTGGGAAACTTCACCCACAGGATAACCGCCCCGTTCTGGTAGCCACTCTGTATAACCCAATCGGTAGTAGACAGGAATTACCAAAATTCCTTCGGTACCACTCCATATTACTTTTGTTACGTCGTTGAAGATCTGTCCAACTTTTAAATCTTCCATGTATTTGGAATGGCTAGGCTTCATTTCGTCCGTGGTTGAATCGGCAAGTTTAAGAGTTGGTATTGACATGTCCTCATGGGTGATATCTTCCATGCCCATCCCAGCAGCAGCCGTAAATGCATCTTCAAGGACAGTGAGAGCCTTCCCGTTCGTCTTTTTTGCTACTGCTGCTTTCTTAGTTACTTTTTTCCGTGGTTGCATACTCATGATCCTTTCAACTTTGCTCTTGTTCCAACAAAGGCATTAAACAATTCCAGATTAATTTCTTGGCCCTCAACATAACGATCTTTAACCAACTTCCTTAGTGTTGCCGGTTCAACCCTTTCCCCTAGTTCAGGGTAAAGGCCGGCATCTTCCAAATCAGCTTTAATCGACTTGGCTTGGTTGTCTTGGTTAATGCCAAACTTCACAGACAGGGTGTTCTTAATCCAATCTTCACACCCGATGTCCCGTAAATGGTCCATCGCTAATTTCTTTTGGTAAGGGTCCTTTGGCATTGTGGCTTGGACAAAAGTTGTCAAACTAACGGAAGAGCCGTTAACTTCACATTTGTCCAGTCCCACCTCTCCCATTTTATCTGGAATTAATTCATTGAGATATCGGTTACGTTGCTTTTGCAGAAACGCAACTTCGTCTTGAGCGATTGTTAGACGTTTATCAAAGTCGTTGCATGACTTGATCAACTCCGACAATTCCTTGCCAGCTTCAGTTGTCAGTCCCGAAAACTGAGATGCATCCGCTGTTATCGTTTCAAAAATATCTTCTTTACTCATCTACGTACTCCCTCGTCAGGTTGTTCAGTTCTTCAATGCCGCCGCGAAGACGGATGCGAACTGGGTAGTATGCCTTTTCAAGCTTATCCCACTTCAACATGTTAACCCGTCCTGCATTAACACCAGCGGCAATTGCAAATGCAATGCCGATTATGGCCGGATCACCCATAGCCAACAGCCAATCGTCGTCATCGAACCTCTTTAGCTTCCGCTTTATATGCGCGACGAAGCGTCCGGGATTCATAGTAATCTGATCAAAAGGGGTTGCCAGGGGCGTGACTTCACCCCACCGCGCTGCGGGTAAAATATCAACACGAGGGTTTTCTTGAGTTATAAAGACAATTCCAGCCAAGATATCTTTCTCCTTTCTAATCTAATGATTGGTCCCCCCAATCCCCATCAAGAAGACCAACCCCATTTGTTTTAAACTACTTTTTTTACGATTGCAAGTATAAATGGGATATGATAGGTTGCTCCCAGAAATGAAATACAAATTCAAAACTAAGCCCTTTGCGCACCAGGCTGAAGTACTAAAAAAGTCTTGGGACAAAATCAATTGGGCATACTTCCTAGAAATGGGAACCGGCAAGTCCAAGGTTGCAATCGACAACGCTGCCATCCTGTTTGAGCGCGGAGAAATTGATACCTTCATAGTAGTGGCACCCAAGGGTGTCTACCGGAACTGGGCCAATCTGGAAATTCCAGCCCATCTGCCTGACCGCATAAAGCGGAAGGTGGTGATATGGAAGGCATCTCCTAGTAAGAGGCAGAAAGAGGAACTGAAGGCTTTGCTACTACCCTCAGAAAGCCTCCGAGTGCTTATAATGAATGTAGAGGCACTATCTAGGCCCGGTATTGGTCGCAGATATCTTGGGGAGCTTCTAGGGTCCTCTGAGGCCCTTTTAGCGGTGGATGAGTCCACTGCCATCAAGTCTCCTAAAGCCAAGCGGACAAAGTCCCTTATTAAACTGGCCGCTTTGGCCAAGTACAGGCGTATTTTGACAGGGTTCCCCGTGACCCAGAGTCCGATGGACCTATGGGCGCAATGCCGCTTTCTAAACAAGAGTTTGTTAGGAGATTGCGGTGAGAACTACCATAAATTTGAGTGGCGATACGCGATTATAAAACCTCGCAGTGTGGGCACTCATTCTTTTAATGATATTGTTGGTTATAAGAACCTGGACCAACTATCGGAGCTTTTGAAGATCTTTTCCTCGCGTATTACGAAAGACGAGTGCCTGGATCTGCCGGCCAAGATTTACATCCAAAGAAACATCACACTCACGGACGAGCAGTCCCGCATCTACCAGGATCTGAAGGAGTACGCTCTGGCCCATCTCGAAGATGACCAGTTCATGACGACCACCAATGTCATGACCCAATTGTTACGAATGCAACAGGTGCTGAATGGTCACACCAAGACCGATGATGGCGTTTTTGTGGAGATCCCCGATAACCGATTGAAAGAACTGATGAATTGTCTGGAAGAGATCGAGGGTAAGGCCATAATCTGGTCACGGTTCCGCTACGATGTGCAACGCGTTACACAAGCGTTGCAAAAAGAATACGGCCCACAATCCACCGTCAGTTACTACGGGGACACGTCCGACGAAGACCGGACCTCGGCCATTGAACAATTCCAGAACGGAGAGGCTCGGTTCTTCGTGGGCAATCCACAAACGGGCGGCTACGGGATCACACTCACCGCTGCCAAGAACGTAATTTATTTTGCGAACAGTTTTGATCTGGCTGTTCGAATGCAGTCCGAAGACCGGGCGCATCGCATTGGCCAAACAGATCACGTTACCTACATCGACCTGATTGCGGAAGGGACTATTGACGAAAGGATTGTTAAAGCTCTCCGCACAAAAATGGATATTGCCAGCGTGGTGATGGGAGAGGAGCTCAAAGAATGGCTCCAATAACGATGAAGAAAGAAAGAAAGGATGCATAGCTTATGCACACTATAACAGTTGTAACGGAGACAATTACTCCGAAACAAGCACAGAAGTACTTGGAACGTAATGTGGCGAACAACCGCCCTATTAATGACCGTCACGTTGCTATTCTAGCCCGTGACATTAAATCTGGTAATTGGGTTCAAAACGGAGAAACCATTAAGTTAAATGAAGAAGGCGACCTTGTAGATGGCCAACACAGATTGGTGGGTTGCGTCAAGGCTGACATGCCTTTTACTACTTCTGTTGCGAGGGGTGTCCCAAGTCTAGATGACGTTGACCGTGGAAAACCCCGGACCTTGTCCCATATCCTGTCTATGCGACAAATGAAGAATGCCGTTATAATCTCCGTCGCCATACGAACGATTTGGAGATGGGAGAACACAAACTGGAGATCCGCGCAGATTGTCCCGAGTACCCGTGAGAGTCTCGAAATTCTGGATACGTATCCTATCATCAAAGAGGTAACACGAATAGGCGCACGTATCCGCCATATAGAAGGTTCCTCAGAGATCTGTTCTTTAGTCTCTTGGAGACTAACTCAACTCGCGGGTTTGGAGACGACGCGTGGCGTATTTGAACGACTCGCCCAGAAAAATTGGGACTCTTTAGATGACCCTCTCTTCCGTTACCATGACATGGCTATGGGGGCAAAAGTTAGTATGCGTAAGCCAGGTAAATTAACACGCCTTAACTGGCTTATAAGAAGTATCGACGCATTCATGAATGGAGAAACTCACAGTGATGGGTTGTTCCTGCGTTGGAATCTCAGTCAAGAACTACGGCGTTTAACTGGTGAACCGAAGCAAGGAGTCGGACTAAAATGACAGACAGACGACGATTTAGATCCGTGGCCGTTCCCATGGACGTATGGAAACAGCTTTGGGCCATTGCTAGAGTTAACAAGCGATCCCCCGCGCAGCAAATTGCTTTCCTCGTGGACGTGTCCAAGGATATCCCCAGTGACAAACAAATTCTGGAACGCTATGCCGCTTTTCAGTTATTCAAGGCAGCCAAAAATGGAGAGCTCTGATCTTGAATCCTTTGTGGAAGAACTACAGAATATAGCTGACGGTAGTTCTTTAAATGTTTCCCCTATCGCCAGAACTGTAGCATTGTTCAGAGTAGCTATAGAGTATGGAGCAGTGCAAATGGGTCTTCCAATGTTGTCGTATATGATGTCACGGCTCCTGACGATTACATTGGGCGTGGCAACCGGGGAAGAAAAAACAACGTCCTATGAATCAATTCTCGAGGAATTTGATGAAACGGGTGAATTGAAACACTGATTATGGATCTTTAAATATAACTTGGGCTAAGATTATAGCAGATGTACGGAAAGAGTCTGGACTCACGAGACCAGACCTTTCCAAACTGTCTGGCATAACTGTTCGCACGATTAAACACTACGAACACAACGAAATTGTCGAACCTTCAATCTACAAAGTGGAAGCACTCCTCAATGCCATGGGCTACGACCTGGACGCGATACGCTCAAAATAGTCCGCTCTATTCCCCCTCATCAACCTTCCGTATTGAGTCAGCAAGCTTCGCGTTGTCCAGAGCGTCAATCCCTGCCTCCGTCACAGTAACATCTCGATGGCGGCCTGGGATGCGCGTGAGCAATCCAGTACTCAGTAAGATTTCCAGATGAAATTGAGAGGCGTTGGCGCCTTCCGACCAGCCAAATGAGCTTTCGATCTCCCGCGCCGTTGGACCCTGTTCATGCTCCAGCCAGTACTCGTTTATATACTCGAGTACCTCTAGCTGCCGGCGTCCCACTACCATCAGATTACGGATCTATTTAGTATCATCATCAGAAGATAATTGCCAATTTGGTAATGGGCTGTATTTCTTCAAGTAGGCTTTAGCTATTTCTTCTTTTGTAATCTCTTTAACAAAGAAATTTATTGGGACGCCACACGCGTCATCTGCGGCGGCTTTCGTTACAAAGTCATCGAAAGCTGTCATTAATGAATTAGTATCAATGACTTTATTTTGCGTTACCTGAGACTCAATAACTGCGGAAACAGACTCCTTTAAATAAGAATTTTGCAACTCTATAAAGTTCTGACCGTCTCTGGCTGCTTTTGCTTTGTCTGGTGGGCTGGTTACTTCGCCATCAGTAGCATTTTGAATTTCAGCCAGTTGGCCCATCACTTCTCCGGCACTTGGTTGAAGAGTCTTGATGGTGGTACCAATTTCATTGCTCTTTAATGATGGGATCAGACCCATCGTAATCAAGCAACAATGTGAAGTCATGTCGTTCGTGCTTAAAAGGTCTTGTAGCTTTTTGCTTGAGTCACTTGAAATGCCAAACTTGCCACTATAATAAGTGAAAAGACCAGACGCTTGGGCCTCCACTGCGGCTGCCGATGTCCTCGCACTTTCTGACTGAGTGCTATCAGTTGATTGGGCCTGAAGAATATGAACCATGCCAACAAACGAACTGCCCATGGTCTGCCCAGAAAGTAAGTAAAGCTTAGGATCTTTTTCTCCAGCTTTAACCGCAAGAGCTTTCTGCATTTCCGCTTCGGAGGTTGTGTCCAGCGTTGACTTGGGAAAAGACAGATTCCAAGCATCAATCGCCTTGTCAGGATCCATTATAAAAGGTGCAAACACATCAGCGATTTTGTGCGTGCAAGTGGCAGTGATAACAAGCGTTCCTATAATCTGATGCTGGGAAGTTTGGTGCAACGTGCTGCTTTTTGCTGAGTGAGAGGCACTCGCTGTAACAGATGAGGTTCCGAATATTAAGCCTACTGATCCACTGACAGCAAGTGCAACTGCTGAAGCATGAGCTTCATTGCTATCCACTTCTGTCTCGTTTCGGATATATTGTACATCTACATTCATTGTATCAGAGCTGATCGGCATCTTTTTGATACTGGACTTATTCCAATCTATGGGGCTTTCGGGAACCTCACCAATCTGCTTTTGGTCCTGAGAATCTTTAGTGCTTTCTACTTTTCCTGCAGATTTCATCACCTCATCGCCATACTTGATAGCATGGGTGGCAATGTCA